CCGCGGGCGATACCGAACAGGACCAGCGGATCGGTGAGGGTGTTGGCCACGCCACGGATCGCCTTGGAAGCGACCCCCTGCTCGTTGATGGTGCCCTCGGCTTCCATCACGTCGGCCAGGAGATCCCCGGCGTGGGCAAGATCACCCTTGCCCTCGAAGGTGTACTCCCACGGATCGGCCTCGCCCATGTAGTTCGAGCCGGTTGCGGCGTCCGTCCCGGCCGTGCCTGCGGCGACCACGGCCCGGCCCGGGATGCCCACGTCCTTGAACATCTCGCGGTGCCGCGGGAGAACCTCGTTCTCGTAAAAATCAGAGGTGGCCCCCACGGGCCCCTGGAGCGCCCTGCCGACCGCCGATTCGGCCAGCACGTCGCCGGCCTTCTGGGCCCCGCCGAAGATGTCGCCCATCGTCTGGCCGACGCCGCTGGCGAGGTGGCCCAGCATCGAGCCGCCGCCCTCCTCGCCCGGGTCCGGGATGTAGAGCGGACGACCGCCCTCGAAGGTCCAGCGTCCCATCACGTCCTCCTCGCCAGGGCGTCCCCGGCGTCCTTGGCCGTTCGCTTCTCACGGCTCGGCTTCCAGCCGGTCTTCCGCAGGGTCCCGTAGACGTAGGCGTCCGCACGATCCCCGGTCAGGCCCTTGCTGGCAGCCTTCCGCCTGAGCTCACGCTTCAGCTTCTCCGGCATGGCGGCCTACTTGTAGCCGACGCCCTTGAACCAGCGGAAGGAGCTCTTGCCGCCGTAGCCCGCGCCGGAGCTCTTGTCGCACCTCTCCCGGAACGCCTCGGAGAGAGCCATCGCGGCGTCGTTGGCGGTCCTCATCTTCGAGATCCGCTTCCCGCGCTTGCGCGGACGCATCAGGGCCGGGCCGGGACGAAGCTGCTCGTCGTAGTAGGTCGTCTCGTTGCCGAACAGCCGCTCCGGAGGCTCCTTCGTCCCCGGAGGCACGTCATGGAAGTCGGAGGCCCCGGGAATCCTCCTCGGAACCTGCTTCATGTTGCCGTGCATCTTCTTCGCCATTTGGTTTCTCCTACTGCGCCGGAGGCGCACCTTCGGGCGGCGCACCCTCCGGCCCCATGGGCATCGGCGGCGGTGCGGCCAACATCCTGAACGCCTCGATGATCGCCCTCATGCGGAGGAGCAGATCGAGGTCCGTCATCGCCTCGGCTTGCGGCTGGTTGGGGATACCGAGCTCCTGCGTCGTCGCGGCGGCCTCGAGGCCCAACTGGAGCTGCGGAAGCATCCGCTTCCAGGCTTCGTAGAGTCTCAGGTGCAGCGCGTCAGGGAGGAACTCGAACCCCTCTGGCGGCGGCTGAGGGAACTGATCCATCGGCGGCGGCTCAGGGGGCATCGGTGGTGCGGCCTGGGCCTGCATCGCGCTCGCGCTGACCTGGTTGAACCGGATCATCGCCTGCTCGTAGGCCCGCTTCGCCTCCTGCACGGCGGTCTGACCCTGCTGGTAGATGGCAGCCCATTGGTCGGGAGGCACTTCCTTGTACGCCTCGAACTGCATCTCGGCCTCTTCCATCTGAGCGAGCTTCTTCTCCCACGCCACGAGCTCGGTCCAGACGACGGGCCAGCCGGACTCCTCCTGCATGGCGTAGCAGTTGTCCTCCATCCACCGCTTCTGGAAGATCTTGTGCCACGTCGGGAAGTCGAACATGGTGTAGTCCGGCTCCGGCAGCTTCTTCAGCCGCATGAAGTCGGACCACGCCATCTCGGCGCGCCGGATCTGCACTCCCTCGGACTCGTTCACGTCCTTCGGAAGCTTCATCAGGTCGAGGATCTTGTCCCTCGAGTCGGGGCCGTCCACGACGTAGAGCCCGCGGTCCAGGGCCTCGGCGGCGGCCTCCTTGTTGTAGAGCGTCTGGTCGTACCCGGCCCTGGCGTTGACCTTGACCTTGATGTCGCCCACGAGGTCCGTCCCGGAGAAGGACTTCTGCTCGTAGGTCCCGGCCTCGGTCTGCACCTCGTAGGCTTCGTCCTCCTTGCGGAAGGCCCAGTTCATCTGGAGGAGGTGGGTGAACGCCCCCTCGAACATCTGGGCCAGCGACCGCTCCCTGGGGGCCCGCTTCTGGCTGGCCTCCTCGGAGATCAGCATGAGCCCGGAGGTCGTCTTCACGGAGCCGGGGGACTGCCCCATCTCGATGTCTTGCGGGAAGCCCACGGCCTGGGCGTCCTGCATGATCTGGTTGCGCTCCTGGAAGTAGGGGTTCCCGGTGATGGGCACCCCGGGGAACATCGACTGGCCGATCTGCCACGTCGGGTCGGGGGAGTCGTACTCGAAGATCACCATGGACCCCTGAACGTCGTCGCGGGTCGCCAGGGTGGTCCCCTTCGGCAGATACATCGAGGGCTTGCCGCGCTCCCGCAGGTCGATGACCTGGGCGTCGAGCTCGTTCAGGCGGCGCTGGATGGGGATGAGGTCGTCCACGAAGGTCCGGCCCCAGAAGTTGCGGGGGATGCGCTTGAACCGTGCGAAGTGGTACTGGATGCGGGGGACGTACTTGTACTTCCCCTCCTCCCCCTCCACCTCCACCATGAGCTCGCGCTTCAGTATCCTCTGCCCGTCCGCGAGCCGGTGGAAGATGGCACCGCGCTCGAGGCCCGGGATGTGAGGCTGGGGAAGCACCACGCACTCCTGGAGACGGGCGTGATTGCGGAACGACTCCATCCCGGTCGAGACGTTGTAGCCCAGGACGCCGGAGAGGATCGGCTCCGCGTGGAGCGGGTTCATGCGGATGAGGGTCTGCGGGGCCTCGGGCCGGATCTCGTCACCGAGCTCCCCGTAGCGCAGGGCGATCCACTCGAGGGGGCGCACGGTCATCGAGTGGAAGATCACCTGTTCCCGCGGCTCGATCTGGATGCCCCCGTTCTCCGGGAAGTACTCGTGAAGGGAGACGGGGTCGATCTCGCCGGAGCCGGTCGGCACCAGCAGGCCCAGGGGCCGGCCCAGGGCGTCCTCCTGTCCGGCCTCTTCCTCGTTCACCGGGTAGGGCTCGAGCTTCTGCTGCTTCTCGCAGTAGGGGCAGTTGGTCATCTCGACCTGGGCGATGCGCTGCGCCTCGCCCTGGGTCATCTCGCCCTGGAGCTCCACGTCCCGGAGCGTTTCCGAGTGGAACATCTCGACCGGGCCCATCTCCGGAATCTCGCCGGGGATGCCGAGCGTGGCGAAGGAACGCGGGATCACCTTGGATGCGTACTTCCGCTTGCACACCGGGCAGTAGACGGTGTCGGGCGACGCCACCAGGGTCTTGTCCCGATCGTTCTCGTCCCAGGCCGTGCGGAGAATGGCGAGCGCGTCGATGCAGAAGTTCAGGTAGAGCTCGTCCCGCTTCTCGGACCAGATCTGCTTCGCCATCTCCCACATGAGGAGCTCTTTGCCGAGCCTCGCCGCGGCCTGCAGTTCCGGCTCGTTCTTGGCCGGCGAGGTGTCCGGGACGAGCTCCTTGCGGCCCAGGCGGGCAACCTCGTTGTCCACCGATGGGGCGATGATGTTGGTCACGGGACGGGGGAAGGCGGCGAGGCTGTTCCGGTAGACCTCCCTGAAGTGATAGGTGCCGTTCCCGGGGGCGAGCTGGGCCCGCGGCTCGATCCATTGCCGGCCCAGGTAGAACCAGAGGTTCAGCGCGGCCCGCTGGGTGTGATACCGACGGCGGTGAGAGTTGGGCTCGATCTGCTCCATCATGTAGCCCCGGATCTCCTCGTCGGAAGACTCCAGGGTGGGCAGATGGAGCCATTCGGGCTTCCCCGGCCTGGCGCTGCGTGGCGCTACCTGGGCGAGTGCCATCTCACGCCTCCTCGTCCACCTCTATGACGGGCTCCATCCGCGGCTCGTAGCCGGGGTACTGGGGCTCGATGCGAAAGTGCGCCGGGGGTGAGTGCCGGGTCGGAACGGGCGGGTTCATTCGTCGATTGACGCCCGGCTCCGCGAGCTCCATCACCCTGGCCTGGGCCTTCTCGAGCGACTGGAGAAGGTCGTGGATGTTCGCCCGGAGGTGGTCGATCTCCTTGTCCTTCGCCAGACAGCCCTTGCACTCGAACATCAGAGCCCTCCTCCCCACGGAGAGTGACGAGACTCGTCGCTGCCCGCGGCCTGCTGCTTGATCCGCTTCTGGATTGCGGCGCGAAGCTGGCTGTTCAGGAGCTCCACGTTGTTCTTCGGCGGCTGCATCGACGCCTGCCGCTTCTGGTCCGCATCCCAGACCCACGCCTTCGGCATGAGGTACTCGACGGCCATCACCATCGCGTCCACCATGTCGTCGTGGGTCCCGTGCGGGAACTGCGCCGCCTCGTCCACCAGGACCGAGGAATGGGCGCGGCCTCTGGGAAGGAAGACCTGTCCGCGCTCTATAACCGCGGCGACGTTGTTCACGCCGTAGGTCAGCCGTGTCTCCTTTGACCGCGACTTCGTGCCGGTCGGCAGGATGCCCCCCATCTCGCGCTGGAGGGTCTGGATGATGGCGAAGCCGGAGGCCGATTTCTCGATCAGCTTGTACTTCGCCTGTGGGTACTGCTCCGACACCTGTTTGATGGCTCTCATGGTGTCGGGCATGTTCATCCGCTGCCGCACCGTGTCGAGGAGGTAGAAGTCACCTCCCATACGTCCCCAGACCTGTCCGACAACGTAGTCGGACGTTTCGGCGTCATCGAAGGCCGGGTCCCAGGACTGAACGATCTGGTCGAACTTGTCGAGCTCGAGGGCCTCGTCGTACCACCTCCACCACAGCCGGTGGATCGCGGACCCCTCGGGCGGCGTTGGGCGCTGCTGGTAGAGGGCCTCGAAGTTGCGCGTGCCCATCTTCCGCTTCTTGGACTCGAGCTCGAGCTCGTCGTACCGCTGCGGCCAGAGGGCCTGTCCGACCTGACGGCCCATGGGGTCGTCGTCGCGGGCGAGTGCGGGGAAGTCGATCACCCTCCAGTCCGAAGCGTCGGAGCTGTTCAGGATGCGCCCGGCGAGGTCGTCCTCGTGCCAGCGCGTCATGATGAACACGATGATCGGGGCGCTCCCGCCCTTGCCCTTCTGGGCGCGGGTGAGGAAGGTGGTCTGCCACCAGTCCCAGAGGTTGTCCCGCATGATCTGGGAGTTGGCTTCCTCGGCGTTCTTGATCGGGTCGTCCAGGATCAGGACGTTGCCGCCCTTACCCGTGATCGGCCCGCCCACGCCGGCAGTCACCATCCCGCCCTTGTGGGTCGTCTCCCAGCGGTTCGCCGCCTTGGAGTCCTCGAGGAGCTGCGCCCCGATGTACGAGAAGTTCTCGCGCACCGTCCGGCGCACGGCGCGGCCCCACCGGGCGGCAACCTCGGCCTCGTAGGAGCACACGATGATCTTGTCGGAGGGCTCCAGGGCGAGGTTCCAGGCGGGGAACCAATGCGAGCACATCTCCGACTTCCCGTGCCGCGGTGGCATGAAGACCATCAGGTTGTGCTCGCCTTCGCGGCGGTGGAGCTCCACGAGCTCGTTCGAGAGGACGTGGGCGTGCTTGGCGTACTCGTAGGGTTCGGCGTCCCCCTGGGTCGTCGCCATCGCCAGCGACAGCGGGCTCAGGAGATGCTGAAACTCATGCGCCGGGCTCGTCATTCACCCTCTCTGGCAGGACACGCGCCATCGCGCGCTGGGCGCTGATGTCGATGACCCTGGCCTGCTCCGGGTTCTCTCGGAGGAACTTCTTCGCCTCCTCACGCAGCGCCTCGAGCTTCTTCAGC